CGATCACGCCGGAAATGCTGGCGCGCCTGTTCCAGCTCGACAAGCTGGTCATCGGCAAGGCCATCACCACCACGGACGCGAATGCGGTTTCCGATGTGTGGGGCAACAACGTTGTCCTGGCATACGCCAACCTGGGCGCCCTGGACGCCGCCGAGCCGTCGTACGGCTACACCTACACCATGCGCGGCCAGCCGAACGCCGAGCAGCCGTACTACGACAACTCGGCCCGCAGCTGGCTGTTCCCGGTCAACTACGAACGCGTGCCGGTTCTCTCCGGCATCAGCTCCGGCTACCTGATCCAGAACCCGAACTAAACGAATACAAGCGAGAGGGGGTGATCCCGTCTGCCGAGGTCAGCGTCGGCGCAGGGGGACTCTCAACATACAGGGGCGCAGCAGCTGACGTACTGCGCCGCTGTTGAATTCCGATTCATCAATTTGCGAGGTTTCAATATGGTCAGCAAAACAAAAGGCAAGACCGTCATCAAGCCGGCGCCGAAAGGCGCATCGGCCAGTGCCGCGCCCAGCGCCGGCGATGCCGCGCAAGAAGAAAAACGTTCCTGGTACGTCACGACCGGTCCCGTCAAGCACGAGGACGGCACCGAGCCGAACGGCGCGCTGCCCATCGGCAGCGAAATCGAGCTGACCGAAAAAGAGGCCGCCGAGCTCAATGGCTTCGTCGAGAAGAAAGCCGTCGCCGAGTAATACATGACCTACGCCGTCAAACAGGATTTCATCGACCGTTTCTCGCTGGAGGAGCTGGTGCAGTTAACCGACCGCACCAACATCCCGCAGACGACGGTCGATGACAACGTGGTGAACCAGGCGCTCGCCGACACGGATGCGATGGTGAATTCCTATCTCTCCGTCAAGTTGACCCTGCCCCTGGTGAGCGTGCCGACCATGCTGAAAAGCGTGGCCTGTGACATCGCCCGTTACCGCCTGTATGACGACCGCGCCACCGACCAGGTATCGAAACGCTACGACGACGCCATCAAGTTCCTGAAGGCGGTCGCCTCGGGGGCCGCATCGCTCGGTGTTGACGCGGCCAATCAGCCGGCGCCGGTATCGGGTGGCGTCCAGTTCTTCGCCGCTGATCGCGTCTTCACTCCTGGATCGCTCTCCGACTATGCGCAATGAGTCTCGGGCCAATCGACAACAGCCTGATCATCGAGCGGGTGAAGCTGGCGCCCGCCCTGGGCTTTCGACAATTTGGCGGCGCGGCGGATTTGTTGGCCGCGCAAGAGGCGAAGCCCACAACACCAAGCCTATTTGTGTTGTCGGCTCGGGAACGTGCACAGCCGAGCCAGCGGGCCGGCGACGTGCTCCAGCGCGTGCCGTGTGTGATTGCCCTGGTCTACGCGGTATCGAATGTTGCGGATATCAGAGGCAAAGCGGCATCAGATGCCTTGCGCCTGGTGCGCGCGCCAACGCTGCAGCGCGTGATCGGCTGGTCGCCCACTGTGGACAATGCGCCGATCCAGTTCGTGGGCGGCACCCTGGTCGGCTTCAAGGACCAGGTGCTGTGGTGGCAAGACGAAATCAGTTCTGATTATTACCTACAAGGCCCGATCTCATGAACAAAGACTTTGCAACGAAAGCCGCAACCGCACCGGACAAATTGTCCGGTGCCGGCGCCGGCGCCACCGAGCAGGAAGACCCGCGCCCGCATGTGCCGGTTGAATCCGGCATCGGCGGCGAGTACGAAATGATCGGCAGCAAGCGCGTCCTGGTGAAAGCTTCGACCGTCGATCATCCGGAGGGTAACTGCCCGCGCGATGCGAACGGCAAGGCGCTGGTCTTCGACGAGATGATCCCGCCCGACCAGAAAGACCAAAAGAAAAAGGGAGGTAAGTAACCATGCCAGCAGGCGCTCCGCGTTATACCCGGCTTAAAGCCGCCCTGATCAAGATCGAGGCCACCTACGGCGTCGATCCGGTGCCTGCCGGCGCCACCGATGCGCTGCTGATGAAGGACGATCCGCAGGTCGATCCCGTCATCAACACTGCCGCCGAACGCAACCTGGTGCAGACCTACATGGGCAATTCTGCCAAGGTTATCGTCGGCACCAATATGCAGTTCAAGCTCACTTGCGAATTGCAGGCCTCCGGCGTGGCCGGCACCAAGCCGGGCGCCGCGCTGGATGCGCTGCTGCAGGCGGCGGGCATGGCCTCGACCATCGTCGCGGCTACCTCGGTGACCTATAACCTGATCAGCGCCGCGCTGCCGTCTTGCACGATCTACTTCAACCGCGCCGGCTTGCTGCAGAAGCTGCTCGGCTGCCGCGTTTCAACGGTCGAAATCGCGCTCTCGCCGCTGGGCATTCCCTACATCACGTTCACCGGCCTCGGCCTGTTTGGCGGCGTGGTGGATGCAGCCCTGCCGGCGGTGACCCTGACCGCCTACAAGACCCCGCAAGGCGTCAATAACGCCAACACCCTGCTGTTCTCGGTGGGCGGCTATGCGGCCCTGATGTACGACTTCAAGGCCACGCTGAACAACAAGGTGAAATACCGCAACGTGCCCGGCGCAGAGGACATCCTGCTGACCGACCGTTCCGGCTCGTTCAGCGTCGAGATCGAGGAGCCGACCATCGCCGCGAAGGATTTCTTCACCGTGGCGCGCGCCGGCACGATCATCGTCGGCACTGTCACGCACGGCTCGACAGCGGGCTCGAAGAGCCAGGTCAACGTCAATGTACAGCTCAATGACCCGAAGCAGACCGACCGTGATGGTGTGGCTGCGCTGCAGATGGGCGGCGACTTGACGCCGGTCACCGGCAACGACGAGCTGGCCATCGTCTTCACATAGCCAGCCGCGCTTCCCCTATTCACGGCGCGCCTGCCCGGGCCGGCGCGCCACCGACAAATTAAAAGGAGTTTTCATGTTCAAGATCGTCCAGGAAAAAAATGTCACCCGCACCGTGACGGCATTCGTGCCGGGCGATGGCACTGCTTCCGTCAAGGCTACCTTCCGCTGGAGCTTCGTCATTCTGCCCAAGGATGAAAACGACCGCCTTCTGGAAAATCAGGACGACGACAACGATGAATGGCTCACCAAGGTGAACCGTGGCTTCCAGGATGTGGTCGGCGACGATAACCAGCCGTTCGAGTCGAACGACGAAAACTTCAAGGTGCTGATCAACATCCCCTATGCCAGAGTCGCCATGATCAAGGCGTATTTCGAGGCCGCAGTCGGCGGGGATGGCAAGCGAAAAAACTCCTAGGCGCCGCCCGGCGCTGGGCCGAGTGGCGCAAAGGCAAGTGGCGCCCGCGAAGGGTTGTTGAAGACGATGACGAGCCGGAAGACGGCAAGGACAGCCTCTCCGCTTTCAACATCACCGTGGTCTATGCGGACGAAGGCGACGACGAAGAGGAGGAGGAAGACGACGACCTGTACGGCGTCTGGCCGGAGAACCGCGAGATCGTCGCGGTCTTCCAGGCGATGGGCACGCAGTGGGACCGCGACGTGGGCATGGGCGGCGTGATCTGGTGGGGCCTGAAATACGAAGCGCTCAATGAGGTCTACCGGTCCCTTGACGTCAAGCGCCAGCCAGGTCACCTCTCTGAGCTGCAGGCAATGGAATTTACGGCGCTCTCCGTGCTGAACAAAAAGGATTGAACGTGAACGATCAAGTTATCGCCCTCAAGATCACCTCGGACGGCAAAGCCGCCATCGTCGATCTGACCGCGGTCAATCAGTTGATCGACAAGGGCAGCCAGGCCGCGCAGAAATCCGCCGCGTCATTCAAAACCGAGGCCGAGGCCCGCAACAAGGCGAACGATGAGATCGAGAAATCGCGCAAGGCCTATCTCGACCTGGACAACCAGCTCACCAAGTTCCTCAGTACCAACGACAAAGCCTACGCCGCGCAAAAGAAACTCGATGAGGGGCAGGATCTGCTGCGCCGTGGCCTCGATGCCAACATCATCAGCGCCAAGACCTATGAAACCTCGCTGAAAAATCTCACCGACCACTACAACGGTTTGAGCGATGGCCATAACAAAGCCGGTGTCTCGGCGTTATTTGTCACGCGTGAAGTGCGCGCCTTATTCGACGAACTCATCTCAGGCCGCTCGCAGCAGGCGCTGGGCACGGCGAACCTGCTGGCGCAGCGGCTGTTCGGCTTGACGCCGGCGGCGATGGCGGGCCTGGTGGGTGTTGCCGCCCTGGGCGCCGGCCTGGTTTACCTCGCTGTTGAATCCGAAAAATCAATGAGGGCGTTGAACTCAATTGAAATCGCCCTGGTTGCCACAAACAGGGCCGGCGTTATCAACCGAGACGGCATCAAAGGTTGGATCGATGATCTTGTGTTGCTGCCAGGAGTATCGAAGGAGGCAGCGAC